CTAGAGATGCACAGTAATTTATTATTGATGCTGACAATAGAAGCTGCATGTGCTCACACTTATCGGATGTTTAATAGTTAGCGATAATCCTTAGGGGGATTAGCTCAGCTGGGAGAGCACCTGCTTTGCAAGCAGGGGGTCGTCGGTTCGATCCCGTCATCCTCCACCACCCTCGAAGTTTGGCTTAGTTCGTTTTGAGCTAAATAGCTTTGTAAGCCACAGCTTCACTGGGATTGTCTTTAACGAAACATCATCGGCTGTTAGGAACGGTCATTTGAGGTTATCTATTTTCAGGGTATATTTGCAACGAATATACCCCGTCAATGAAAGGATACCCCAAAGTGCTCACAGACCGTTCAATCAAAGGCTTTAAGCCAAATCCCCACAAACAATTTAAGAAGTACGACGGTGATGGTCTCTTTATGATCGTCACACCAGCCGGAGGAAAACTCTGGCGTTTTCGCTATCTCCTCAATCAAAAAGACAACACCATCGCTTTAGGAAAATATCCTGAAGTGAGTCTCCATGACGCACGTCTCAAACGAGACGACTGCGCTCGCCTCATCGCAGAAGGCAAAGACCCTGCCGATTACAAAAAATCCCAATTCAAAATCAACCCCTCAGATGTCACCGATGCCCAGAGCTTTGAAGCGGTCGCATTGGAATGGTTCGAAAAAAACCGCACCAATTGGTCAGAAGGTTACGCCTTTCGTACCAAACGCATCATTCTCGAAGACCTCGCTGCTAAGCTCCACAAACCCATTAGTCAAATCGAATCGCCTGATGTGCTGCGTTGCCTTGACTCAATTGATGACCGAGGCACGACAGAAACGGCCATCCGTGCTCGTGCGCTGTGCAGCCGTATTTTTCGCTATGGTGTCGCGCGTGGCCATTGTAAGAGTGACCCAGCCGCTGTACTGGTTGGTGCAATCGTCCCCAAGCCTGTGGTCAGTATGGCTGCCATTACTGAACCCAAGGCGGTTGGCCGCTTGTTGCGCAACATTGGTAAGTACGATGGTTTTATTGTGCGTCACTACTTGCGCTTTGTGGCTTATGTGTTTTTGCGTCCCACTGAAGCCCGTTTGTTGGAGTGGACTGAAATCGACTGGGAGAATAAGCTGATTGAAATCCCTGCCGAGAAGATGAAAATGGGCTTGCCTTTGCTTGTGCCCATGTCTGAACAGGTGATTGCTTTGCTCACCGCCATGAAAGCTGTGACAGGACGCTACAAATATGTGTTTGCCTCAAAGGTCAAAGCCAACCGTTCGATTTCGGATGCCACCGCCCTTAAAGCCTTGCGATTGATGGGCTATAAAGCCGATGAAATTGTCGTGCATGGTTTTCGTTCGACGGCATCGACCAACTTGTATGAGTCTAGGCTTTGGCGCAGTGAGGTGATTGAGCGACAACTGGCTCACGTTGAAAAAAACAAAGTCAAAGGCGCATACAATCGCGCCGAGTACATTGATGAGCGTACCGAAATGATGCAATGGTATGCTGATTTCTTGGATGACTTGATGGCTGAGCGAGTTAGACCTGCTGGGCTGCGACGCCCACCCGTTCAAATTAAAGCTGTTAAGGTAGAGTCCGCTTTAGACGAAATTGAAGAACGCGCTGAGTTAGCGCGTTTGACCGCCAAATACATGGCGGGTGTTTCAGAAAATCTGCACCTCGCTGAAGTGGGCTGATTTACAGAGGTGTATCTTTCAAATACGCTCGCCATTCCGACCAGTCATACAAGCCCATGGGATTGGGCTTGGGGGCGGCGGGGTGGTTTTTGCGAAACAGCTTGAGTTTAGACACGCTGCACCCGAGTTTTACTGCCAAGTCTTTCAACTGAAGATAAGGTTCATTCGATTTGTCGCGGTGTACTGCGATTTCCTTTTGTAATGCTTCAATCTGTACAACCAGAGGCACAATGGCCTCAGTTACGCTCAAGCGCACGGCTTGAGTGATGGTTTGTTCAATGCTGCTCATGTTCTAAATCCTTTAAGAAATTATCTATTCGTTCACCAATCCAACGCATCACGGGTACGGCCATGGAGTTACCCAATGCGACGTAACGCGGTGTGTCTTTTGCGGGGGCGTTACGGTATGGTACTTGCGTATAGTGGTCGGGAAAACCTTGTAAGCGTTCGCACTCAACTGGCATCAATCGCCGCACCTCATACTGATTGAATACTGCCACCTTTTCTGCGCTGGCGGTTAAGGTTGGTGTGACTTCTTGAAATACAGGCATACTGATGGCCGCCCCCGCATTGGACTGAAACGCCACCGCATGACGGTCTGCACTGGTCAAGGTTGGTGACAAGCCATCTTGTGCGACACCTAAGCCATTGCCACCATGTTGCGGTGCTCGGTCAATGATGTTGCCACCAATGGTGACGACATCGGCCACCAAGGTTTCTGACCCGAGCCCATTAGCACCGCCCGATGCCCGCAGTGTGCCAGCGACGGCAGATGGGCTAAACTGCGCAAAACCACTTTCACTGAATGCGGGCGTACTCGATTCACTGCCTGTTTCTAAATCACCCCAGAGAGTGCTCGTTGCAGCAGGGCTGGCAACATTTTGCCGCGCGTCACGGCTCGGCGCAAAATTCCGGCGCAGGCGGTGGTGCTCAAATAGTATTTGCGTGGGATCGATGTCAGTACGAGCACTTGCGATAAGAAAGACACGCTCGCGTCGTTGGGCCAGGCCAAAGTATTGGGCATCAAGAACCCGCCACGCGATGGTGCGCTGGTGTCCATACACACAACCAGATTTTGTCCAGCGTTTCCCTGAAGGCTGCAACTCACAGCCGGCCCCAGCCAATGCCCCCAAAAAACAGCCAAAGGCGTTGTCTTTGGTGTTGAGCACGCCGGGGACGTTCTCCCAGACTGCGATGGCTGGGGCTTGGTGTTTGGTTCGTCTAACAAGGTCAATTGCATCTAAAATCTCCACATAGGTGAGGGTTAAATTGCCACGGGCATCTTGCATGCTCTCTCGATTGCCTGCTACGCTGAAGGCTTGACAGGGTGTGCCGCCCACCAAAACATCAGGTGCGGGGGCTTCTCCTTTCAAAATCCTTGTCGGCAGGGTTGTCATGTCTCCGTGATTGGGCACTTGGGGGTAATGCTCTGTCAATAAGGCACAGGCAAAGGGATTGATTTCACTGAACCATGCCGCTTGCCAGCCTAGAGGCCACCACGCCACCGTGGCCGCTTCAATGCCACTGCACACCGAACCGTATTCAATCGTTTGGGCTGCCATGGCTACAGTCCCCCAGCCAAATACTCAAGTTGTGCGGTGTCTTGGCTGTAACCATGCTGATGGGCAAACACAACAGGCGCATTGGCATTGAGGTGTTTGGCTAACAGCTTGATGTCGTCAGCCCCAAAGGCTTCGGATAGTTTGTGCAACTGGTTGATGGCGGGCTTCATGCGTCGCCTCGGCGGCTGCCGCCCAAATGTGGCGTTCTAAAGTAGAGTCCAGCAAAAGAAGTCAAAAGCATGGGTTGTCCTATCTAAAATCATATCGAGGTCAAATAGTAAAGCAACACTTTTATTAAAGTCAAGTAATTGTTATTGTTTTGCTTTATATTCCATGCGCAAAAAAGCCGCTGAACACAGTTTCGGCGGCTTTTTTGTTATGTGCGCGTGTGGACGTAATGCTTGAGTGTCTGAACGGCTGTGTCGTACAAGCTGGCAGGAATATCCTTGTACGTCTTAGCGCCTGTGGCTTGGCTGATCTTCTCAAGCAGCAGGGCTTGTGTGTCTTTGCAGCCATTTTGGCTGTTGAGCAAAGCAATGCCCCTGATGATGGTGCGAAGGTTGCAGGCTTGTTTGTTGCTGATAACGGGCGGACGCTCAATGGTTATGATGGCTGTTAAATCAATGTACGCATTGATAATCAAGTCGCCTGTCACAGTGATGTGATGAATTTGCATATTGTTATTGCCATCCCCACTGATTCTTTGCTGCTTGTTTGTCATTTACTTACTTCTCCTTTCATTTGCCGACAGTGATATTGCCCATTTGGGTGTTGGTATTGTGATTTCCCTCAATGGTCTGCACATGGCTCGGCGGGTTAACTGCGGGTCGCTCATCGACTTTGCAGAATAATAAAAACATTTTAACGAACTGCTCGGAGTCCAAATTGCCGACTGCTTGGGCGGCGGCATAGGCTTGGGCTACGGCGTGTTTGGCAACTTCGACTGGAATGCTGTGTCCGCTGACAGGTGGGGTGTTTTCCATGCCTGTGAGGTTTTGGCTGTTGATTAGCCACTCAAGGCTGACATCGAGTGATTGCGCTATGGCCGATAACCAGTTTTTGTCTATCCGTCCCGTGGTAATCCAGCCCCGCATGGCTTGGCTGCTGGGTGGTTTGACGCCGAGAATGGCCCCTATTTTCTTACCCATGGCGGTGCGTTTCATGTCTTTTTGCTTGAGAACTGCGTCGATTTTGTCGCCGATGTGCATTTATTGCTCCATTTATAAAGTGTTACTTGATTTTTTGGCAGTGTATCGCAAAAGTAAAAAACAATCAATGATTTATAAATACAGTCATTGATTGACTTTATAAAAGCAATACTTTACTATTTGCGAAAATCACTGACTGGAGTTGAAATGAACCAAAAGCAAAAAACAGTGGTCAATGAAGTGATTGCTGTGTTTGGCACAGCGGTCAAGTTGGCCAAATGGTTGAACATCACGGCGCAAGCCATTCATTGTTGGAAAAGCAAAGGTGTGATTCCAAGGGCTCGTTGTATTGAAATTGAAAAAGCCACAGGCATCGCGTGCGAGCGTCTGAACCCCTCGATTGATTGGTCTTATTTGCGTCGAGAGAGTTCCGCCAGAAACTAAGGGAAGCGGATTATCCACGAAAAATCCCAAAAAGTCACTAAAAAATCGAATAAAAGCCCAAAAAGGATGTCATGAGCCGCAACGAAACCATTTTGAAGCATTTGCAACGGGGGCAGTCCATTACCAACATGGCGGCCAGCCGTTTGTATCACATCACCAGTTTGCAAGAGGCCATTCGTGACCTTAGAGCGGCTGGTCACCTTATTCTCACGCAGATGGAAACCCGCAATGGCAAACGCTATGGCCGCTATGTGCTGGTGGGTGAGCCAGCATGAGCGTCAGGGTGATGTCCGCCGTGTTTGAGCGTTACCCGAATGGTGGTGGCGAGATGTTGCTCGCACTGGCCTTGGCTGATCATGCTCATGACGATGGCACACGGGTGTTTCCCAAAGTGGAGACACTGGCCGAAAAAACCCGTCAATCGGTGCGCAGTGTGCAGTATCAGTTGCGTGGTATGGAGGCTTCTGGCTGGTTGATTTTGGTGAACAGTGGCAAAGGCGGACGCAACTATACCCGCGAGTACCGTATTTGCAGCGATTGGCTAAAGGGTGCAGAAATTGCACCGATTAAAAAGGATGCAACAGACGACGATAAAGGGTGCAATTTGGAACATAAAGGGTGCAATCTGGCGCATAAAGGGTGCAAAACAGAGCATGAAAGGGTGCAAACCGTTGCACCCGCATATAACCATCATGAATCATCAGTAACCATCAAAGAAACATCAACGCGCAAAAAATGCTCACCGTCGGCATCACCGCCCAAGCAAAAAGGCAATGCCGCCCTGACGGTCGATGACTTGGTCGCCAAAGGTGTCGATGAGCAGGTGGCGATAGACTGGTTTGCCGTGCGGCGGGACAAGGGCAGCAAAACCCTGACCGCCACTGCGTTAAATGCGGTGGAGCGTGAGGCATTGATTGCGGGCTTGAGCCTGTGTGACGCCATCAAAGTCTCGATAGAGGCCAACTGGATTGGCTTTCGGGCGGCGTGGTATGCCAGTCGCCACAGGGCGAGTAAACCTCCATTGAGCATCACCCATCAACCAAACCCTCGCGATTACACGAAAGGCATTGACCAAAATGGACGATTTTAAACCACACCCGCAACTTGCCCTGCATCAAAAAATCAGTGAGGTCAAACGGGTTTGCCCCACCCATGGTGCTTATGTGGCGGGTGTCTATCGTTGGGGTGAGATGAGCTGCAAGGCTTGTCATGAGGCTACCCTGCGAGCCACTGACAAGTTCGAGCGTGACACCAAACGCTTGGTTAGCATGGCCGAGCGCACTCGGCAAGCGATGAATGCCGCGCACATTCCTGAGCGGTTTGAAAACTGCTTGTTGTCGAATTACCAACCGAGTTGTGAGGCATCGGCTTATGCGCTGTCTGTCGCACAGCGATATGCGCATGAGTTTAATCAGCCCCAAGCCAAAGGGCGCAGCTTGGTTTTTTGCGGCAATGTGGGCAATGGTAAAACCCATCTCGCCATTGGCATCGCCCATGAGCTGATTCAACAACTGCGTTATCCGCTGTTTGTGTCGGTGCTCAATGCGGTTCGGCACGTCAAGGACACATGGCGCAAAGACAGCCCGCGCAGTGAATCGCAGGCCATTTTTGACTTTATTGAGCCTGACCTGTTGATTTTGGACGAAGTGGGTGTGCAGTTTGGTTCTGACACCGAAAAGCTCATCTTGTTCGACGTCATCAATGGCCGTTACAACCGCAAAAAGTCCACCATCGTGTTGAGCAACTTGATGGTTGATGAGTTGTCTGGCTACCTTGATGAGCGGGTGGTTGACCGCTTGCGCGAGGGCGGCGGTATTGCAGTGCCTTTCACGTGGGCTTCTTACCGTGGCTGAGTTGTTTGGGTTGTGCATGACCCGAGATGCCATGCACTGGGCCAAACACGCGAAGACTAGGGCAGCTTTATCGAACGTGATTGCTGCTTACCAGCGTCGTGACGTACGT